CATGTGGTAATTATTACCCTCTGTGGTATATTATATTTTTCCTTTCCAGCATATATTCTATGGCAATTATCTTGAGCATTCCATTCATCAAACTGAGAGTAGTCGGCAAAGTCCGAATACATCTGTTCTACTAAAGATGTTGTCGGTACTACTATTAAGACACTTTTATCAGTGGCCTCTAAAAAGAACCTCATGGCTAAATATATGATAAGTGATTTACCTGATGCAGTTGGTGATAATAGAAGTGACTGATTATTAACGAGCGCGTGTTCTAGGGCCTCTAATTGGTAATCCCTAGGTATTATTGTTTCTCCACCAGCTGTAAGTGTGACCTCTTTTAAAAATAAAGGAATGTCAACTTTATTCATTGCACCTGGCATACCATAAACTTTATTATTATCTAATTCAATGTCGTAACAACGAGCATCTGCAAATTCTTTTAGATATTTGAATAATCCAGTATATAGGGTTTTCTTTCTTAGGTCGTATAGTCTTATCTTGCCGTCCCACATACGGTTTTTGTATGCTGGCATGAATTTATACCCAGGGACATAGAAACAAAAGTGTTCGGACAATTCCTGCTCAATAGAAGGTTCCGTTTCTATTTCTAGGAACGCCTCATTCTTTTTCTTGATTTTTATTAAGTCCATTGTGGTCCGACAACCCAACCTACGATTGAATATCTGGTTCCTTTTGTGAGTGGTGTTATTCTATGGTGCATTATTGATGGGAATATTATAATAGAGCCTCGATTACGTAATCCCGATAAGTCGATATTATCGGCATCTCTAAATTGAAAATCTCCTCCACTGTATTCATTTGAATTTGATAGTTGTATTATATATGTAAATTTTCTATGTTGTGGATTATCCCAAATAACATCTTGATGCCAATCATACTTACCCCCAGGTTGGTATCTGAGTAATTTAGTTTCCTCTATAGATTTTATATTATACCTAAATCCTTTATTTCTCTGTTTAACTAATTGGGCAACCTTTTCATCTAGCCAACCAAATTTATGTGTAATATTATATGTATCAACTACACGAGCATGAGAATCCTTAATAGTCGTTCCTCTTTCCCATTTAGGATTAATTGCAAATATTCTCTTAAGGTCTAGGCTAGTTAAAAAGTTATTATATACCACTAGTGAATTTTCTCCACTCTATCATATTTTTTATATTCTGATGACGCCACTTGATATTTTCCATTATCTCTTTAAGGGTATCACATATTTCTTTTTGGTATTCTATCTTGGCTTGGTGTTCTTGTATGAGAGGGTCAGCATCGTACCACTTATCCATATCACCTTTAAGAACGGTTAGTCCATTGAGTGGATCATAATTCCATCCCTTTTCATCCATTTCTTCTTTGGATAATTTACCGTTATAGTGCATGAATTTATCTCTAAGGATAACCTTAAAGTCCAATTCTAGTTTCTTTAATTTGATTTTATTTACACTATGGATTTCCAAGTATTTGGCGTGTAATTTTGCTGATTCTCTGGAAGATTCATCAAGACGCATGTCATCAATGGGCGCATCTTTTTTCCACATATCATGTATTTTTTCTAAAGTATTCATCATAAATCCTGCTAATAATATACTATTATATCACATTTTACTGTAAATGTAAAGTGTTATTTTATTTCAAAGGATGTATATTTCAGTGTCACGTCAGCCTGTAAATATTCAATCTCGGTTTGTTGTGTAGAGAATTCTACCGATGATAGATTAGTAGGAAAACAATCCTTAAATATAATTTCTTTTGTTACGTTATTATGTGATGATAAAATACTAAGTGTTGCATCAGAAGTATCTTCTGGATTGGATACAAGTCTATGCATCCAGTTAAACATCTCAATATAATTTTCCATATTTTCGGTAATGTTAAACCTTATTGCAAGACTACTAAAATTTATTCTGTCGCCAGTCACTGCAAAATTTACGGCCTTATATGGAACCGCAGCTTCTGTCACTGATATATCAGGAAGGGTAACAGCAGTACAAAAGTATTCCACATTAGGATATGTAGAGCTATCAATCTTAAATTGGAACCCTACTGGACTTAAAAAGTTTTTATTCGTCGTCAGTGTTGCCATCTTCTTCTTCTGTTTCTCCCCACCAATTCCATCGGCCGTTTTCTGGTTCTTTATCTTCCATACTATTATTTATACACAAAAGAAAAGGGGTTCCGAAGAACCCCTTTAATTTGAATCCGAATTAACGAATGACTTATGTCATGATTCCGTCAACTCTAAAGACTCTAAAGTATGGGTTGGCACGGTTTGTACCAGCACCTGCTGCAACACCCACAAATGGGTTCTGCTGCATTCCATATCTTGTCTTGAATCCGATTCTAGGTTGGAAGTCTTCCTCACCCACTGCTTTAACCATTGTTAAAGGAACGTATGGGCAATAGAATAGACCTGCGTCATAAGGATTTGGACCTCTGTATCCAACTGTTACAAAGTCTTCTGTTGCATATGGATCAACATAGATTTTGAACTTACCGTTAAGAACACCAGCAAAAGTATTACCAGTATCATCAACGTTTAAGTTAGTTGAAAGTGCAGGACTATAATCCATCATACCTGAAGCTGCAAGTACTGAAGCAACATCAGAAGAACAAAGTACAAAGTTACCTTTTCCTCTTCTTGTTTCTTTAGCAATTACGTTTGCTTCTCTTTCGATTTGCATGATAAGACCTTTCGCCTTCTCAGCCAACCATCTGCCATCTGAATCAGTATTCATATTGAATACACCTTTCAGTGCAAGTGATGATTGAAGTGCGCCGATTTTAGCTTTCTGATAAACAGTTCTTACCAACTCTCTGTTGATTTCTGCAAGAATTTCTGCAGAAAGAATGTTAGCAAGTTCTGCTTCAGCATCAAGACCATGAATTGCTTTAAGGTCTTGCGCTAATTCCATTGTGTACTCAGCTTTAAGAGCTCTGGACTTAGCAGTTACTGTTGCTTTCTCGATTGAGAATGCCATTTCACCGAAAGATCCACCAGCACTTGGTGCAGGAGTACCCAATGCTTCAGCATCAGCTGTGTCCATACCGGTTCCGAATGTGGATACGGTATCGGATTCATCAGCGATAGATCCGGAAGCTGGAGATTCTGAGTCAGTTACTCCACCTAGACCAGTTACACCACCTGCATCAGATGAATGTGTACCAGTTCCAGAGAAGTCTGTATCAGCTTCACCGAATAGTGCTTCTGAACCACCTTGTGTGCTATACTTAGACTTCATTGCAAAGATAAGTCCAGTAGGACCACTCATAGGTTGTACACCTGCGATATCGTATGCAATAAGGTTAGGCATTGCTCGTCTTACCAATGAGATAAGAACTGGGTCGAAAGTTCCAATATTAGAACCTGTTTGGTTAGCGGCAGCTGCTTCAGTCATGAAGTTACCACCTTGATGAGCAGCTTCTTCGCGAAGAGCTACTTCTTGGTTTTCCAATAATCTAGCAACAGTTGCTTTCTTATGCTTATCCTGAATTTCAGGAATTTCTGAATGCTCTAGTACTGGAGACCACTTTTCCATTAAGTTTGAATCTGCGTTAAACATGATTGTTTTCCCCTTATAGATTACTTGTTAAATTTTGAGATTGCTTGTGTGTACTTAGACATTGCATCTCCGATTTCGGCTGGTGCCTCATCGTTGCCTACAACGCTTGATACTTCATCAGCTGACTCGTTAATTTCTTTCTTGAAGTAGGATTCTTTAACAACTTTAACTTTCATTTCAAAGTTTTCTCTGTTATCAAATTCTATATCTTCAACAAGAGAACCTAACTTTTCAGCCTCTGTGTCTGCAAGCCCCGAAGATTGATCTCTTACTACATCAGCTCTTTCTAAAGTTTGAACTGATTCATGCAGCTTGATATTATCTTCTGTGGTTTTGTTTAATGTTTCTTCAAGTTCAGCAACCTGCTCTGATAATTCATCAACTAGGTCAACCTTACCTTCAGGAACATCGATATAATGTTCTTTGAACACTGATTGTAAAGAAGTCATGAACTCTTCAGCAATTTCAGTCCTAAGACCGTTACTTACTGCGACTTCATTTTGATCCATCCAATTAGAAACTACATAGTTTAAGTAGGAATCAACCTTCTCAACTAGTTCGTTTTTAATGTCAGATACTTCTTCTTCTATATTTTGCGCATACTCGCCTTCAAGCCTTTCAATTTCTTGAGTCAACTTACTTGTAAGTACAGCCTCGAAAATTGCTCCAGCCTTTCCACGGAATCCATCTGAAAGAGTAGCTTCTTCTTTGATAATTGCATCCAAATCATCTTCAAAGTCTACAGCTTCTACTTTGGCCTTAGCCTTAGGTTCTGCCATTTTCTTTGTAGCTTTAGTTGCTTTATCAACTGATGCGATGGAATCTTCTTCCTCGCCTTCAGATACTCTAGACATCTTAGCAAAAAGTTTTTGCGCGTCTTCTTTTCTAGCTTTCTTCAGCATTTCAACAGCTGCTTGAATAACTCCGGCTTTAGTTTTAGGAATAGTGATTTCTTTGACTTCGTCCTCTTCGTCCTCGTCATCGTCATCATTCTCTTCCTTTACGTCGTCCTCATCTTCGTCCTCATCATCTTCATGATCGGCTTCCATTTTCTTGGACTTTTTACCGTAACTACCGCCTTCTTCAAGAGTCTCCTCGTTTTCGACTTGTTCATCTTCAACGAGCTCTTGCTCAAGCTCTTCAGCATCTTGTTGAATGTCTTCGGAAACTAAATCTTCGTTTTTAATTTCGTCATTTGACATTTGTATTCTCCTCTATTAAGAATTTACAAGTTTAGAGAGGAAATTCTTGAAAGCTTTAATCTCAACATCCGATGAACGCATGCCTCGAGCTTCTTTTATTTCAGTCTCAATTTCTTCAATTTCTTGTGCCTTAAGGATTCCATTATCCCATACCCAAGATACACCTTCCATTATTCCATTCACAAACGCGCCTGGAGCGGAAGGGTCTTGGACTATGTCTACTGTGGCCAACATAAAGTCATTACCCACATAGGAAGTCCCTTTCTTTTGCACAAGAGTACCCATACCACGACTTGATACACCAAGCTTAACTCCTCCTTCAAGTAGACCTTCTACGATCTTGCCCATAGGGGTATTTAAAATTGATGCCTTTCCAACAACATCACTTCCCTGCCATTTGAGTTCAGTGATTTTGTGTGAAACTTTATCAAGATTGATAGTCGGTCCTTCTGGGTGATTTAATTCACCGACCGCTCTACCAGTCTTTACTTGTTCTGTTACATATTTTTCTACTGCGCTTTCCAATACATCCTTTTCATATATACGACCATTCCTATTCTTTTGGTCGGCTTGCATGAAAACGCCTTCGATGGCATATTCTTTCGTGCCATCTTTTCTTTTCTCTGTAATAACCTGTAGGTTACTATCATGATATTCTGATATCAGTTTCATTCTAGTTCCTCGCCCATTAATTTAATAAAGTCATTTGCAGACTTTTCAGCCTCTTTGGCGCTCTTAAAGTTGTCATCCAACTTATCGCCATCAATGTAGACTATGTAATTTTTACCCTTTTGAGCAATTACTATGTCTACCTTTTTTCTTTTACCGCCTTTTAAAGACTTAACCTGTTTCTCTCCAGAACCAAGTTTTACTTTTTCACGCAGTTCTGCAAATGTTAACACTTATTATTCCTCTTCGTTATCGGAAGATTTTTTGCCCATACTAGATGCAATTTCTATTTTCTTTGCATCTAATGCGTCTTGTAATTTTTGAGCCATAATGCCATCAAACTGTTTACTAGCTTTTACATTATCGCCGCCTTTCACATTGTCAATTAAATCAATAATACTATTTTCCATTATTTTCTCCTTTATATATTTATAAATTATTAAAAGTCAAGGTCATCATCAGAATCGGTTGCTCCTGATTCTTTTTCAGCCTTAATCTGGTCTTCCATTTCCTTTATGGCGTCTTCATCCATTCTTAAAACATTCTTGGCAATCCACTCAATGGATACGTATTTACCTGCGTATTCATCTACTTGACCAAGCATGTCAAATCTTTCTCGCATTATCTCTGATTCTTTTAATTCTGAGAAATAGTTATCCTCAATATAATCAAATGCAATGTAATTTTTCCAATCTTCCCAATCTTCTTTAGTGATAACGGCCTTTAATAACAACTGAGTTTTTAACAGTTGCATAAACACGTCACTAAATCTTTTTCTTAATCGGTCAATAAATTTCTTAAATTTAACCTCATCCCTAGATATTTCTGTACTTCTACCTAGAGTAAACTGAGCTTCTTGTTCTAGTCTATTTACTGGAACATTCAGTGATTTATATAATTTCTTTTGGAAATAAATAATATCATCAATCTGGCCTAGATTCTCTCCGCCTGGTAAAGTGGATATCTCAGTCCCTCTACCGCCTTCTCTTCTTGGCAAGAAAAAATCTTCCAACATTGACATATGTTTTCGATCGTCTTTTATATCTCCAGTCTTCGCATCATACACTAATTTATTTCTGTACTGCCCCATAATACCTTTTAGGTATTCTTCTGCCTTACCTTTAGGTAAGTTACCAACATCAATATAAAATATTCTTCTTTCTGGCGCTCTACTGATTCTGTAAATAACCAGAGAGTCTTCCATCATTCTTAATTGGTTAACAGGTTTAATTGCCTTATGTAGGTAAGATAATATTCTTTTTCTACTTGGGTCCAACATACCTGAAGTTGCATACATAATTGCATCAGGATGTATTTTTAAACCTTGACCTGCCGCAGCATGGCCTTTATCTTGAAACAAGAAGTATTCCTCTTGTTTTACTATAATTTTTGCCCCAGTTGTAGGGTCTTGTT